CTGTTCACGAGTCACCTGCCGTTTTATATCTCGTTCAACAGCTTTCTTGGCTTTCTGTTCCGCTATGGCTGGTGCAGCTTCTTCCTTACCTGCTGCAATGGCCTCACCCGCTCTAACAGTAGAGCTTATTTCGTCCTTTTTTACTGCAGTTGTAGGTTTGAGCGGTTTGGTGCTTAACTTGCTAGGATCAAACCTAGTGCCTACCTTTGGTTCAGTTTCTGTTGTAGCTCTTGCTATTACTGCTTCCTGTGGTCTTTCGATGGCTACTGCTGGTGCTTCAGCAATGGGTTCAACTGTAGGAATGGCGGTGGGCGTGACCGGCTTTAGTGGAGTTGTAGATACGTTACGCGTTTCAGACGCATTGAGCCTTTCAGGTACAAACGGTAATTCGGTGCGTGGCTTTCTCTCACCCTCTACTACTTGAAACTGTTTAGGTTTTGCTTCAGGTTCTTCTACTGGTGCGGGACGTTCCGCCCGTTGCACATCTATTGCACGCTTAATTGTGTTAGTTTCTGACTCATTAGGCTGTGTATTAGCGATGCCTTCGGCTTCAAGCGCACGAGAAAAATTCTTAGTTAATGTATCTTCTTGTTTTGTAGGGGTATTTTCAATTACGTCTTGTAATACTGCTGTGCGTCGTTGTTCTGTGGTCTGTTGTTGTTGCGTGTCTAACTGCCCTGCAATAGTTTCAACGTCGGAAGCTGCACGAGTTTCTTGTTCTTGCCTAAGTTCAGCTTCTGCTTTGGCATCTTCATCTAGCATAGCCTGTATTTGTGCAGTCTCATCAGCATCAACCATCTCTCGTAGCTGTGCAGACTCTGCTTCTTCAATCATATCTGGTTGCACAGCTCTTGGCTGTGGAGTAGTGGGTACTCGTTGGTCAAAAAGATCTAGCTGTGTATCTTGATCTGGCGCAGTTCCTAACTCGCTATCAGGGAACAACTCTCCTTGGTCAGGTGCAACTACAGGAGCTGTGGGGGCCGTACCAAGGTCTTCACCTGCAAACAACTCACCTTGTGGATCAGGTTCAGCTTGATCTGTTGGAGTAGGACCGGCACCCCTACGTTTAGTAAGAGCATCAACAAACAGTTGTGTAATAGCTCCAGCACCTGCGCCATACCCTGCGTTTTCTGCTGTGCCTGCAAGAAGACTGACTTCTTCGTTATATCCAGACTCAACAAGATTCTGAAGTAAGTTTGCTGTGGCCTCTTGTGCGCCTTCAAGTCCACCTGTGGTAAGAGCGTTACCTACACGCTCACTAATGGTCTCTACTTTATCCGGCCCAAGTTTTTCTAAAATCTTACCAACTACAGGTACATCAACAGCTTTAACAAACCTAGTAATAGGTAGAATTTCAAGTATGCCAATAGGAGCAGCTTTTAGTGCGGCAGAAGATCGTTCTTCTTCAGTGGCTCCAGCAGCTCTAGCACGCTCGCTACCTTCACCAGCAGCGGCACTAACACCAAGCAATCCTGCAACGCCTGTAGCAGCGGCAGTGGCAATACTAGCAGGGGCAGCAAGAGCAGTAGCGGCAGCAGGCACAGCAATACCGGCAACAGACCCCAATGCCCTTGAAAGGTTGTATGTTATAGAATCTTCGTCTCCACCTTCAGGGCGTATAGCTTCTGCGGTAGCTTTAATTTTATCTCGTACTGTGTTTTCAGCTTCTTCATCAAGGAGTGCAGCAATACCAAGTGAGGCTGTCTCACCCACATCAATAGCGCCAGCACCAAACCCTTTAGCGATATTTTCAAAGAACCCAGCGTCTTCTTCTTCTTTTTGATTATAAAGCGCATTTATTGAGGCAAGTTGTTTTTCTTCAAGGTCTTTTTGTAAAGCGCTATCTTCTTGATCACGAAGTTCGCTTTCAATGGCGTTTATTACTTGTGCTTCAGATAAACCTTCTGGACCTTGTATAGAATAGGTTTTGCCATCTACACCTTTTATTGAATATGTTGGCATCACAAAACCCTATCTATGGAGAAACAGTCATGCTTCCTTGTTGGTATTTTCCGCTAGTATCTCCGTATGTGCCTGCTATTCTGGCCTCAACATCTTTTGCTCTATCTGCTAGAGGTTTAAGAGATATAATAATAGCAGCATTCATTTCTTCTTTAAGAGCTTCTACCTTTGCTGGATCTGGTTCGCCAGCAAGACCAAGCGATGTAATCCTTTCTTGATATATCTTTTCATATTCGGCGCGTATATCACCCATATACTTAGCCACTTTTGATAGAGTATCTTCTGCCTTACCACGATCAAGTTGTTCAATCTTAAGCATGTCAAGCTCTGCTTGAAGATTCATACGTTTATCAGCGGTGTCAGCTTCTAGGTTTGCTACTGCAACTTTAACTCCTTGACTAGCATTGTGCATAGCCGCTTCCATTATACGTTTTATATCTCTATCTTCCGCTTTCATATTTGCTTCATCAGCTTGCAGTACATTTTTTGCGTTATTACTAAGCATACTTACTTGAGTAGAGTTAAATTGTGTTATGGCCGTAACACCTTTTGCTACGTTTTCATTTGCAATTTTATATGCTTTGCCTGCATCTACGAACGCTTTCTCTTTAATGCCTTGTTGTTCCTTTTCAAAAGAACGTTCGGCGCCTTGGCGTCCGAGCAAACGATTACGTTCTGCTAGTTCCTGCTGCGCTCTAACATCGGCTAACCCTTGAGACCCCCCAGCAAAAGAACCTGCTCTTGATGTACCACGTAAAAACGCAGATAGTCTTTCTCGTTGAAGTTTCTTAGGGTCAAGCTGCCGTGCATCTAAATCAGCTACAGCTTTTTGCCTTGCCGTTTCTGCGGCTATTCGATCATCACTCATTCCAAGTGTGTCTAATCCATACTTCATAGCTTCGGCACGTGCCTCTTTTGGATCTTGATCCATCAGACCTTTTATACCAGCTAAAGCACCTTCAGTTGAGCTAGCGTCTGACATACTTACATTGTATGCTTGAGGATCAAGGAATTTAGTTCGCTTGTCTGGCGCGGTTACTTGCCCTAAACCTGCGTTTAAAGCATTTGTCTTTGCTGCCGGTGGTTGTGCTGCCGGGGGTTGCACGACTGGCGGCTTGTCATCATATTCGTCTTCCATACCGAAAACTGCTTGTGGCGGTGCTTTTGCTGTACCTTGTCCTCTACCTTGCGAAGCTCCCGTGCCAAGAGCGTTACCTTGCATACCTGCAAGTGTAGAATCCATTGATTGTTGATTTTCGTTACGTTCTGTAATTGCGGCTTGTAACCCAGTGGCATCTAACCCACGCCTGTCTAAAGGAGATTGAACATATTTAGCTGGACCTGATTCTAATGGTTTAGTTCTATACGCCGAAGACAATCCGGGGCTAAGTGCTTCTATTTTTTTGTAGCCTTCTGCTTTACTGATAGTCCCATCAGCTATTTGTTTACGAATCTTAGCAATCTCATCAAATTTTTCTTGCGCTTCAACTGGCCCACCCGGAGCATACCCAACAATACCACCCTGTGCCATACGTTGCATGTTTGGTTTTGGTTGTGCAGCCAAACCCTGTGGTGGTCCTGCGGCGGCTGTTTTAGGTAGTCCTGCGCTAGCCATACGTTGCATGTTAGCTTGTTGCTTGGCTTGATTAGTTTTCATTACACCAGCAACACCTTTTAACATCTCGTTTTTAGTTTGACCCACTGCTTTTTGTTCTAACTGCTGCGCAATAGTTCCGGGCTGCTGCTCCATTTGTAACTGCATATCTCGTGCTGCGGCATCTTTCTCTGATGTTATTTTTTGTAGCGCGAGCATATCAATAAGTTCTTTGCTCATTGCACTACGTTTTTGCAACGCCGCAGGATTACCACGATATGCGTCTGCTTTATCTTGAACTATCCGATCAATACCGTAAGTCATAATTAACCCTCTTTATATATGTCATACAATGCCATAGCACCTTCACCTGCATCTACAATTTTAGATAGCGTACTAGGTTCTGCATAACTATACGATTGTGTGGCTAATGGTAGTCCTTGCAACAAAGACTGCATGTACTGAACTTGCTTGTATGGAAAGTCTCGCTCTTCTTCAAACTGCTCGTAATCAGCAGTTATGCCTTCAGACTCAATCGCACGTTGCGTTGCGCCTAAATCAGCTTGTTTTTGGAGAGCTGCTAGACCGTAGGTATTAGCCGCATCTTGTGCTGTTTGCTCCCTACCCTGTTCTGTGTTAAACTGTTGCTGTGCCTTATCAAACGCAGTTGCATACCCAGTGCCTGTAATACCAGCAAGATTTGTTAACAAATTACGGCGATTTTCAGAGTCCATAATAGCTTGACGCGACCCACCATATGCACCGGCTCGCGTCAATCTACCTGCATCTTGCACACGTTGTATTTCGGACTGGCGACGTGCCTCATCAATTTGCGGTTGCAAAGCCTCTGTTAAATATGGATTCATGTACTGAGAAGCTATGCCTGTATCATTAAAACTACCCGGAGTAAACGCTCCCATTTGATCTGTAGGTAACGTTAGTCCCGCAATACCTTGAAACGCTGCATCTTGCGCCGTAGAAGCTCCAGCAGTAAGTGGCCCGCCATACCCTTGATAATCCATAGAGCCAAGAGCCATACCACGACCAAGCATTTCGGTAACATAAGGACCGACGTAGTTGGAAAGCGCAGATTCTTGCCCAGTTATCTGTCCTACAGTAGGATCTGTAGTTCCCGTAGCGTCTGCTCCAAGTCCTGTTTGTCCTGCTGATGTATCTGATTCTGCCATAACTTACTCTCCTATGCCGGTAGAAATTCTTTAGGATTAATCTCTTTACCCTGTTTAGTGCTACCTGTGCGTTCTTTACGTACTCTAGCCATCATGTCTTCTAATACTTTAGCACCCGCGTCCGAGTTGCCATTACCAAGATGACTTACCACGTCTGCCGGAATAACGAACTCACCATCACTAAGCGCTGCTGGCTGCTCACCATCTATCATAGCAGGTTTTTCATCAGCCATACCATCAGTTCTACCATCTAAGAACTTACCTCTTTTAAGACTAGCAATACCTCCAGCGGCCATTTGTTGTGCGGGTTGCGCAGCTTGCGCGGCGGCGGCTTGAGCGGCAGCGGCGTCTTCGGCAGCGCGGATTGGAGCTAATTGTTGCCCTTGCCTGTTTTGCGCAGCAAGATTTGCCCTGTTTAGACTTTCCAACCCAGCGGCTCGTGCTGTAGGGTCACCACCTCCGTAATCAATATCGGTAAAATATCTTTGCCCACCACTGCCCGGACGGCGATTTGGATCATATGTGTTAGGAACTTGCATACGAGTAGCTGTATACGTAGGGATCTTACCTTGGTATCCAGTAGGCTGTCTGCCTCCACCATCTCCAAAAAGACTTGTACCAAACAGACCAGCAACTTGCTCTGCGACTCCAAGCGCGCCTGAACCAGCGCCTATCATTTTTCCATAATCATAAGAACCATCATCGTTCTTAAAAGGATCTAAAAGATCGTCAAAAACACCCATTACTTACCTCCAATTAGCCGTAGTAGCTCTTCATTCGTATTAACTACACCACCCTCTGCATAGGGAGAGCTATAAAATGCGTCTTGACCAGAATCTCTAAAAATGCTTCGGAAGTCATATGCAGGGCCAATTTGTGCAACAGGTGGCGTTCTTACTTGTGTCACTCTACTCGCATCTTGCAGTATCAATTCTTGAAGATCCTTTTCATTACTAAGCCTACGAGTTTTTTTAGCTTCATCTTCTACTTGTTGAGCTATTTGCAGTTGTGCGTCTGTCTGTGCTTGTGTTTGCGCATCTAACTGTGCTTGTATTTGCGCTTGGACATCCATCTGTGCCTGATTCTGCGCATCTAACTGTGCAAATATCCCCGTAGCAGATTCAAATTGTGATTCGGGCGCAAAGGCAACGTCTTGGCCTCGTAGTGCATCATTTAACAGGTTCTGATCGTTTATGTCAACAATACCATCGCCTGTAACGTCATATCCTAACTGCTCATCTGTAAACTGAAATGTACTAGGGTCAGACAAGGCTTCTTGTTGTGCTATAAGGTCGGCAACAAAGTCTATATCTACGTCGGTAACTTCGGTTGCAGGCTTACCAATTAGGTCCGCAATAGCTTGGATATTGATTCCAAGTGCAGCCTCAACATCTCCTATCTGATCTCCAAGTGCAGTCTGAGCATCACCTAGCTGCCCAGATAGATCAGTAAGAGTTTCACGGTTAGTACCAATTTCTGCTAACAACGCCTCTTCAGTAGTGCCAAGATCACTTGAAAGCTGTTCTAGTGCGGCATCGACATCCCCGGCATTTTGATTAATTAACGTGGTAAGATCTGTTTCTAAGGTACTTACTTGTTCGGTAAACTGGTTAGTAAGAGTCTCACGAGTGGTGCCGATTTCCGCAAGTAACGCATCTTCGGTAGTACCAAGATCATTAGCAAGCTGTTCTAACGCAACATCAACGTCACCTGCGTTCTGGTTAATTAATGCAGTAAGATCTGTTTCTAGAGTGGATAGTCCTTCAGTAAATTGATCTGAAAGAGTCTCACGAGTAGTGCCAATTTCTGTTAACAACGCATCTTCTGTGGTGCCAAGGTCACTTGCAAGTTGTTCTAGTGCAGCATCAACATCACCTGCGTTCTGGTTAATTAATGAAGTAAGGTCTGTTTCTAAGGTGCTTATTTGTTCAGTAAATTGATTTGTAAGAGTTTCACGGGTGGTGCCAATCTCTGATAACAGCGCGTCTTCTGTAGTACCAAGATTATTGGCAAGTTGTTCTAGTGCGGTATCAACATCACCTGCGTTCTGATTAATTAACGTAGTAAGGTCTGTTTCTAAGGTGCTTACTTGTTCGGTAAATGAAGTTTCTAACGCCTCCTTGGTAGTACCAATCTCTGATAGCAATGCGTCTTCTGTAGTGCCAAGGTCACCTGCAAGTTGCTCTAATGCAGCGTCAACGTCACCCGCATTTTGATTAATTAACGTGGTAAGATCTGTTTCTAAGGTGCTTACTTGTTCGGCAAACGCTGTTGTAGTTTCGCTAAGATCCCCAACAGCAGAATCTACAATATTTTGCACGTCTGTAGTGGATAGGTTATTCATATCCGAAAGCGCGCTATTTATAGCTGTGTCCACATCTGTAGTGGATATGTTTTCTAAGCCAGAGATAGCAGTATTTATAGCAGTACTTACATCTTCTGGACTGGCGCTCGCGGGTAGGTTTGCAATAGCCGCATCTATAATATTTTCTACATCTGTAGTGGATATGTTTTCCAAACCAGAGATAGAAGAATCTACAATATTCTGTACATCTGTAGTGGATAAGTTGTTCATATCCGCAAGCGCATCATTTATGGCTGTACCTACATCTGCACTAGATACGTTTTCTAAACCAGAAATGGCAGTGTTTATAGCGGTGCTTACATCTTCTGGGCTAGCACTTGTAGGTAAGTCTGCAAGGGCTGTATCTACAATATCTTTAATTGCGCTTGGGTCTAAGGGGTTAACTGCCCCCTGCAGAAGATCGGCTTTTGTAACAGGAGAAGTAAGATCGGCAATTGCATCTGTGGCGCCTTGTGCTTCATCTTTTTGCCCTACATAGGCTGCAGCCTGTTGTTCTGTAAGTGTTATACCTTCCGCCTCCGCCGCCGCAATGACTTCTTGCACGTCTAAATACTTTGGATCTACAAAACTATCTACTAGGGCTGCTATGTCTGCATCAGCATTAGCACCGGTAAAGTCAGTAATCTCGTCCTTTGTAAACTGATACGGTACGTTGTTTTCTGTAATGTAAGTTGCCGCTGCCTGTTCAGCTTCTCCTGTGCTGGTATAGTCTGTATCAAATACTTGGTTTAAGATGTTTGATTGTATAGCGTTGTCAGATACGCCAAGATTGTTAAGTTGTTGTGTGACACCCGCTGCATCTAACCCAGCTTCGTTTTGTACAACTTTACGCACTTCAGGGTTAAACATAATCATTGCGTTCGATACTACGTCACCTGTTGCAGCGCCGCCATATATAGAACCTGCAACTGTACCGCCAGACAATGCGCCGAGTACAGAGTTACTAACCACGTTGCCTACAACATCGCGTGTTGGATCTAGCTGATACAGCTGTGACTCTAGATAAGCTTGTGGTAGTCCTTCTTCTACAGCCTCTTGAGCGGCTTCTTTTGCTACAACATTAAAAGCTTCTGAGAAATTTTTACCGCGTTTGCCGTTGAATATTGCCTTTTCAAAATCGTTACCGCCTATACCCATAGTAGTAACAGTAGTGACCGCAGCTATTGTACCTGCAGTTATGGCTTTATCTAACGCGTATTCTTGTGCTTCTACATCAGACATGCCCGATTTCAGTGCTGTGGCATAAGCATCATCATACGCACCGCCAGCCGTGCCACCAAAAGACTCTGATACGTCTAATACACCTGCAGTTCCAAGAGCGGCACGCTGCCCCATTTTTTGTGCAAACTCTTTACCTGCTTGCTGCAGTCCTGCTTTAACTACATTAGCTGTGCCACCACTAGCCAGTAGTATAGGAATTTCTTGTAGAAGTTCTTTTGCTATGTACTCAGATGCAAACGTGCCGGGATTAGCCATAGCTGCGCCGCCGATAGCTTTAACTGTATTCCACGCTTTAGCAAACGTAGAAAGCGGTGTGCCATCTGGATTAGTAAGTAATTTACCATCTTTATCAAAATTAGCTTTACCGATAGTTTCTTGAATTTCCGCAGCGGCAGCTTTGTATTCTTCTGTTTTCATATCGCCAGACATAGCGACAAGGTTTTTTGCGGTTTTGCCTAACGGGGTGGACTCTGGATTAATGCCCGCAATAAGCACCAGATTGTTCATACTATCAAGCAGTTCACCCCCAGCAGCAAGCACCACACCCGCAGTGTTTTTACCAAAGTCGCTGTTAGCAATACTTTTACCTGTTTCGGTGTTGGCTAGGTAAGTAGCTACGTTTTTGGCAAACTCATACTGCTCCTGCAGCCCTGCTACACCTGCCTGTACTGTTTCTTGCACTGCTTCAGGTGTCATGTCAGAAAGAGTATCTAAGTACGAACCGGCATTAGTTTCTTTGAGATGTGATAGGTCTAAATAACCTCCTGAATCAACATACCTTACTCCAGACGCAGTTAAAGACCCATTTTTATTCAATTTATCAGGATCGTTTACATCAAAATAATTAGTATACCCATAAAGAACAGGCACTCCACCGGTTGTATCAGAAGTCTCTACATACCCTGAAACATCGTATAGCTTATCGCCCTTAAACCCCGTTATAGTTTTTTCGTAAAAACTGCCGTTATACCGCTCTGTTTCAGTTACAGCTTGTCCATACTTACTACTCCATTTAGGGGTAGGAACTACAACATCTATATTACCCCATTCAAGCAGACCTTCAGCATTAGTGTTTACTTTTGCATTGCCGCTAAGAATGTCTGCATCAGACACATCTGCAGGCTTAATAATCTCTTGTTTTGTTTGAGACTTTGTTGTTACGTCTATTAACTTGTCTTTTACATTTTTAGGTAAAGCATCAAAATCATCATCTGAAAGAGTCTTTAAATCTACTCCTTCTAAAATTGGGTAGTCTGCAACAAGTTCAGCTTGTGTTTTGCTATCAACTCCTGCGCTTGTAGCATTTTTAGCGAGTGTATCTCGTAATGTCTGTCCTAATAATGCAGAACCATTCTGTATATCTCGCACCGACTGTAGATCGCCGTTACCGTACTTTTCTGTTTGCTCACGCAAAGATTTTATCTGCGCTGGCGTAAGGTCTGTAATACTTAATCCAGCAGCTTCTAATGTGCCTTGTATAGACGAGGTTACTGCATTATCAAATTCGGTTTTATATTGAACGGCGTTAACGGGCAGGTTGTTGTCTTTGCCTTCAGTAAGCCAGTGGAAACGTGCGTCATCGTCACTTAGATCACTTAACCCATTGACATTCTTGTATTCTTCGACATTGAACTCGTCGCCAGTCATTGCCCGCACGTAAGCTTTTTGCGTAGCGTTATCGACTTCAACCATTACATCATCTAGCTGGTCGGAACTAGAAACTAATTCGTTTTTAAAACCTTGATAGATTTCTGCTTCGGCTTCAATTTCTGCGTACTTAGCGTCAATATTTTCTTTTCTAGATTTTTGACTAGGCTCGTACATATCAGTATAATATGTGTCTACTTCTGCAGAATAATTGTTAAATTCTATTACTTTTGCATTATATCTATCTAAAACTTCTTGATATACAGAATCTTCGGCTCCTGATTTAGACTCTAGTTCTGCTTGTAAAGCATCTACCTCTGACTTTATTCCATCTCTTGTCTCTATTCTGCCTTGCAGATAATCAACAAATTGATTGTATATCTGTACATCTTTACGATATTCTGTGTTTAAAGAATCAATTTTGTTAGCTTGACCTTCGGCCTTTTGATAATCACCAGTAACTTTATCAATAGTATTTTTTACATTTTTATCAATAACCTTGTTAAGTTCTTCCGTTCCGTAGGCATTTATAGTCGCTAGTAAAGTATCTGAAGCATCAGCTCCAGAGAATGTTGCATTGGCTACGTTTTGTACTGACGTTGTAAGTAAAGCAATCTGCCCATCTGTTAATGAGTTATCAGTATCTATGAAACCTTTTACAGTTTCTTTAGTAACTTTACCTTTAATTACTGCGTTCATAACAGTAGCGCCAGTTACATCTTGCCCACTAAGCGCCGCAGTTAAACTGTCACTTATTATGTTTTTAACTGTAGGGTATTGATCTAGGAATCCCGCTCCATCAATGGTGCCACCTGACCCAATAGTACCGCCACCACCGCCCGGCCCCATACCTCCAGAACCCGCTGCAACAGTGCCGCCAGTATCACTAATTTCCGAATCAATATAACCAAGTCCAGCACTAACGCCCGCCTGTATTCCGCCTGTAAGAAACGCCTGCACAGGATCTTGTCCAGTTACTATCGCAGAAGCAGCGCTTCCTGTTCCAGCACCAATAATTGTTGCCGCAGTTGCATTGGCTCCTGCTTTCGCTGCAGCAGAACCAGTATAGTTACCTGTATAAGACCCTACTTCCCCCGCTACATAAGCTATAGCAGTGGCTTCAAGCACATCACCAATATCACCACCTTCTATAGCAACATCTGCGCCTTCAATAAGAGGTAAAGCCCAGTATTGTTGTGTTGCTACCGCTGCAACTTGTGCAATAGCTTTTACAGGGTCGTCTAGAACAGCCTCTACGACATCCCCGACAGCACCGACAACTGGCTCAACTATTTCTTCAACAGCCCAATCACCTACATCTGCTACAGCGTCCCCAATCCATTCAATTGGTTTAAGAACTACGTCAGCTACGTCATCAATTATGTCAATTATCGGGTCAAGTATAAAACTCATATTAAGCTACGCCTTGTAACGAATCTTCGCCTATTTTGACAAAAACAACATAATTGTTATCTTCACCTTCATACTGACCAAGCCCCATCTGAGTGTCGGTTTTAGTCAGTCTTTTCTGCATCATTTTTATTGCAGGGACCAAAGCATCTCCTTCAAAAGCAGCATGGTAATGAGTAATGCCTTTTTCCTGTAGATAACTAAAATACTGCAAAACATTACGTATATAATTTCTAGCTGTGTCTACGTTTAACGGACGCCCTACCATCTTACTTTTGTTAGCACCTTTGCCTGTATGACCTATAAATACGGTGTTACCTATCTGTGTTACATCTGCTTCTGGCAAGCTTGTTTCTTTCACTATAGCCAATAACGCTTGCTCCATTGACAGGTCTTTTCTTAATTCTTCTGCTGACATAGTTATTATAGTCGGAATATCTAGTTCTTCTTTATTGCTATCAACGACTTGCATTAACTGATCTCCAACACACTGGCTACTACATGTAGTCGATTTGCAGTAGCTGCAGTAACTTTTATTATTTCACCAGTTTGTACCACAAGAGGAGCTGTTAATAGTTCTACTGTATTGTTTGCACTAACAGCTTTAGTTTTAAATAGGCTAAATGTAGCGGGGGAGGACTCCGCATCAGTTATAGTCACAGTTATTGTATCTGCATTGTTAGAATCTTCGGACACAAGTATAGATTTTATTACACCTGTAGTAAGTGCGGGTGCCGTATACAACGTAGTAGCACTAGTGGTGGTAAGGTCTTTTTTTGCATTTACATATACATTTGGCATTAGCTTAGAAACCACCCCACTGCTTCAGCCCTATCGGACACAGTAGCGTTACGCATTGCTGTGTCTAGCTGTTTAAAATACAAACGAAGCACGTTGTTAAACTGTTCAAACTGCTGTTGGTCATACTCTGCGGGTGCATACGGTAATGCTGGAGCGCGAAAAGCCACTCCATAATTTGTGGTATCAATAGCCATTAACGCCTCCCATCTGGACGCATATCAAGTCTTGGCGCTCCTAATTGCCAAGTAACTCCCTCTGCGGACGACTCTAATTTCATAGATATCTGCCTACCTCGCACCCTAATATTTATTTGATCTGTAAACACTTCTACAGGAGATGTGGCTGTGCGGGTTACAGTAGCGTTATCTACTCCACCAACTGATGCAGGAGAGTGCCGTCCAGAACCAGAATTAGCCATAGGATTCAATGTCATAGTTACTACAGGATTATTAGCTGTAGACCCATCAAAAGTTACATCAGGAATTATTCTATTTATGTGCATAAACTTATGCCCATCATCCAGATCAAAATCAGAGGATTCTACAAATGCAGTTATAGCCGCTGTAGTGCCAGTCTCATTATCATCTATGCCACTTTCATGGTCTACTAGATTTAAAGTGTAAGTAGCTGCTAACGGGCTATCACGTAGTCCAGAATCAAGCCATGCGGTACGTGCCAAAGTTCCGTAATACCATATATCTTCTAAGTAATTGTATATCACGTATTTATCTATATTTGTCTCTCCGGCAGAACAATAAAACCACCATGCTTCGTGGAATGATTCATTTGTGCCTGAAAAAACTTGCGAGTACTGTGCTGTATTAAAATCGTTAAATACGTACTTCCGTACGTCACATTTAAGAGGTGCGGTACGACCATCATACTTATAAAATTTATCTTTACCCATCCAATAAGCAATGCCGTTTGCATAGGCTACAGCATTTTGAGATGAGATAGATATGTTTTCACCTACAATTGATGCAGACCATACAGCAGGAGCGCCCACATACTGTAACGAGTATAATGATGAATCTGTCCAGACAAGAATTTCTTGACGTGATTGAGAAGCAGCTACAATTTCTGTACCTCTTGACAATTGTAGACTACCAGCTTGATTTGTGGCTGATGGACTCCAATTTGTAGCATCTTCTTGATCTGACCATCTAAGTAATGTTGGATCTAATGTAGTGCCTCCTATTTCATTTGTACCAAAACAAAATACAAACCTGTTTATGTCGGATACTAGTATTAAGTTCTGTATTACTGGAACATCGGAAGCACCGCTACGGCTGGACAATAATACTGCGCGAGTTTCTACGCCGTTTGTAGCATCCCAATAAAATAAACCACCACCTCTGTGTCCTAGTATAAGATCTTCGCTAAAATTTGATTGCGACCAGAATCGTACTTCCGTAGTAGTCGATACACCTACACCGTAAGCACCTTGCCCCCACGTTCCACCACCCCAACCTGATATTGGAGTTGCAAAAGGATTCCCTACATTTATCTGGTACTCAGCAGAAACTGTGCCTCCACCAGTTGCGCTAGAAGAAGCTGCAGACGAAGCTGTTATAGTGTAAGTATTTGCGGCAGAAACAGTTGTTAAACTAAGAACAAACTCTCCATCTAGAGTAAGTCCTCCTACGGCGGTAGCATTGCTAAATGTAACGTAATCTCCGTCTTTATACCCACCATTGGCATCAACTACAGTTACAGTGGTGGAACCCGAAGTTGTAGTAAACGGGTTGCTTAGACTTACAGTGCTACGTACGGGTGTTATATCGTTATAATTACCAACGTTTTCTACATAAAACTTTAAGTGCGTGCCTACCCCTATTAGGTTTTGTTTTCCTAGAGTAACCCAGTTATGTAAAGACCTAGCAACCCCTTCAAAGGTAGCTGTTGATATTTGCTGCCAACCACCTATTTTTTCTGGTAAACCTTGCCTAAATCTTATTTTGTCTCCGTCGTAATACCCACCTTCAGTAGCATAACGAGTTCCTTCACGGTTAATACCGGGTTTTAAAGCTATTCTTTGTAACGGCATTATTTAGTCCTCCGCTAAAACTCGCATCCTATCTACTAACCTTCTAGCACGATTTGGCACTTGTGTATACCAACGCGAATCTACCATCTGGTTAGCGGCTTCGTTAAAGTCACGAGCATCAACTCCAGCTTTCATACCAACGAATTTTGACAGTCGAGGCCGACCCATATTAAACATCATGTTACACAATATATGTTGTAACTCCTCGTCAAAATCATCGAAGTCTGGGTATAAGACTTTGCACTCATCTATGGTCACTGCAATGTCTAATGCAAACAGTTTACGCACTCGTTCTTGCTCGACCACTGTACCGACTGGCTTGCCGTATTCTTCGTCATGCTCTGTTATGAGGTGACCCACACCACAAGTTGCTAGTGCTAAATGGTCAAGGTATATTTCGTATTTGCAGCCCTCATCTTCGGCTATTTCTTCTCTTAATTTATCTTTGTTCATTTTTTAAATCCTTTTAGGCCGCGGATACCAAAACTCGCGCCTATTGAAGCGTACATCGCCCACTGAAACCACTCCGGTGTGCGGGAAAGAGCCTCAAACCCACGTTCAACATATGGTTGAGTAAACGGGATGAAGCACATACCAATTATGATGATAAAGAGAATCGTCCACGCCTCGTCCTTCCAACTATTATCAGAAGACTGCGCCATAATTTTTTCCCAGCCAGCTTCGTGTGTGGCTGCTGTAACCATAACCTGTGCCTCTGCTTCAGCACGAGCTTTAGCTACAGCGCCTTTGGCTTTGGTTTGTTCGACTTTTGAATCCATCCATGACCCAGCTAATGAAGCAATAGGTCCAAGTAAAGCTTGTATCATTTTGTTAACATACCCCCTGCCAACTTACGACATTTGTATTTAGTGGGCTTGTGAGACTTCATGTATTTATGTACATCTCCAGCCATTTCCAAAGCTCTTACTTTGCATCTTCTTTCAGTCTCAAACCATTGCTGACTTTCAAGTACAACGCATTGCGTCATAGCTTCTATAAAACATACAGTAACCAGAGCTTGCCACATTATTTCCTATTCATCCACGCAGTTGTACCCATATAAGCACCAACAATACCAGCACCACTGATATAAAATAAATTACTAATGTCACTCAACGCTGTAACTCTATCTAATGGTATAAAGAACATAGCCAAAGTAAACACACCCATTGAGATCAAGGTGTAACGAGCCATCCTAAGTTGTGCCAAATGTTTACGAAGATTATCCTCCGTTGCTTTTATTTCTTTTACGTGCATCAGTTCAGCATCGCTAACGATACCGTCACCATCCTCATCATATTCAGCAAACTTAGATTGTTTCTGTAATTTCTTTTGCATTAAACAATAAACGCCTTTGCCACACTAACCATTAGAAAAACAAACAACGCAAATGCCACAGCAATAATCACACCAATTAAAAGAAACTGTTTAACACCTTCTTCAAACTCTCTGTCAGCCTGTATCTTCTTACGTCTAGCAGCGGCAGCTAATTCCTTTGCTTCTTGAATACGTTTTGCTCTTTCAGCTACAATGCCAGCCCATGTGCCGTGACCAAACCTAAAATCAACAAGCCTAGCAACTTCAGCTAAATTTTCTGCTGCGATCTTTGCGTCAATAATCTCTTTTGCTACGGTGTTAACGCCAAATTGATCCCCTAAACCACCACCAGCTTTCTTGTTTCTAAGTTGCTGTACTTCTTTTTCACCTCTAAATAGATCATCTATCTGCCCAGCTATCTGCCCAATGTCTTGGCACGTTGAGATGTTACTTTTAATAAAATCAACAGATGCTTTAACCAAGCTAATCCCAGTTAATATTTCAGCAACTACCATTTCATTTCTTTTCTAAAACACGATCTAATTTTGATTCCAACCTTACCATTGCTTCACTAAGTCTAGTAATTTGATCTGACACTTCGCTGCGACTAGCGTAGTCCTCTCTAGTCCTGTTAAGTAATATCTCTATACGTTTAACCTCGCCGCTAAGAGTGCTTGCCCAATAACCAAAGCCAAGAACCAATACACCGATCAAGCCATCTATAATATGAACTAAATCCATTAGATTACATCCGGCCAGTCGTTGATTGGGGCAGGGTCACCAGTTGGCTCACCATCACTATCTACAGGCGCATCATACAAAGCCATAAACGCAGCTAAGTCACTTGCATTGCCGATTGATGTTTCGATTGCGGCACAGGCTGTACGCACGGCATCACGGTAGGTAGTTACTGAGCTTGGTATAGCTGTAGACTTTTCCGACTTCCGCGTTACGTACCAGTCGTAGGGTGCAAGTTGTGTGGCTGCTTGTTCTTTAGCCGTAGCTATAGCTGTATTTTTAAGGCCAAGTGTTTTGCCCTGTTCACCTGTTAAGTCATTTACAGCATTGCCATCTTCATCAACCCATAATGTATCTGTTAAGCTCTTGGGTATAAGTGTGCCGTCAGCCTGCCTGCCGTGATAGAACCTGTTATCAAAGGGGGCTTCGGACGCTGGCGGGTCTTCCCAAGTAATGCCAATTGCGGCCTTTTCATCAGCGGAGTACCGCATCCAGACTTTCGGATACTTTGTACCATTTGTTCCGGTAAACTCTCGCCCCACCTGAAGTGTTTTTCCGTTGTATTTCCACGGCATGTTATATTCTCCTATCGGGCATTAGCAAATTTAAATGGGGTTTCAGCGAAGGCGAGGTAGATGTAACTACCATTATTGATGGCACTGTTGTCGCCCCTACACTTAAAACCATTTGATAAAATATCAATTGCCCTGTTGCCGCTACTCGCATCGCTTTCTGCGTTAGCGACATTTGGGTTTAGGTTTTGCGTTGTTAGGTTTGAAGGGTCACGAGTAGTATCAAAAATGTTCCAACTTTCTGATGCGCTAGTGCATTTTATCATAATCCAAGCTGGCCTGAATCCGGTGAAGACAAACGTGCCATCTGCGTTTGAATTTCCAGTGTAGCTGCCGACCCTTGAGTAGCCTTCAACTGAGTGAAAAATATACGCTATGTAATCAGTGCTGCTACCATTAACAGCAGTGGTTGTTCCAAGAGAAAAAAGAGTAGAAGTTGGCTCTGTATTATTAAATCTTGTTGCAGAAGTTACTGCTGCGCCATTTTCTTCCAGTACAAGGTTTTTTGTAGCTCCTAACGTTTCTACATACACTATCCAATTAGTGCTTGCTTCACGGTTTTTTATTATAGCAAATTGAGGTTTGCTCGAAAGGCCGTGTCCAAAAGTTGCGCCATTTGTGCCATTGCCAGTATAACTTACAATCGAAAACCCTGCGGCAGTATTTGCAGACACGCTTGACGTGATGCTTCCATCAGAGTTGCTAGATCCAGAGCCGCCAGCTTTCCAAGCCCAAGAGGCAAACGTGGCATTGTTGTTATTATATGTGCTTCCGCTGACAATAATCCCATCGGTTGTTAATTCAGGATAACTTAAATCACTATCAGCGGCAGTTGTATTACTATGCAAGTGGTTTGTTCCACGAAGAATATCAGTTAGAACGTTATTATCAGCAATAGAACGCGATTTTAACCAATTCCAATCTGGGTTAAAACCAAAACCAGATATTGTCCTATTAGTAGCATTATTACCAGTATACAGCACCGTGTTAAAATTGTCGGTGGCTAGGGTGTCAGCGGTTGGCCCAATCGTTGGGTCAGGTAGGTTTGCAGTGCAGAGGGCTAGGAAACCAGATGGCGGCGCATAATAAAAATCACCCTGTCCATTGCCATCAGCATTACCCTGCGCTGTTTTTGCTCCGGCAAAAGAACTATCCTGCCCAAAATTAAAACCTGTGCTGCCGTTATAAGAGCTTATAGTCGGGGATTGTTGCCCAGTAAGGCTGCTAGACATTTGCCCCAGAGAAGTATTATTGCGGTAAATTGTTAACGTGCCGTTATCCATGTCTAAGGCTACAGCCCAGACTACTCCCTCCGCGCTTGACATGCTTTCGTCATCGTTTGACCCATACGTTGCATTCCCGCCAACAGTTACAGACTTCTTAATGTAGGGGTAATATTCGTGACCGTTTCCTGAATCTCCTGCCCCAATAGCAAGAGTAACGTGCGCCGGTCTGATTCCAAACCTAAAAAATCCACCACTGCCAACCCCGCAGACTTCCCAGTACCACTTACCACTGTCAACTTGAAAAGTAGACCGTGCGTTACCAACCCAATTATTTACACCAGTTGCGTGCATCAGCAAAGCACCTTCATTCAAATAGTTAGTCGTGACGTACCTATCTATGTAACTAAGTGTGCAAAAGTTATTAGTCGGGCTGTCCTTTACAACATCAGTTGCGGCAAGGTTGACAACAGTAAGGTCATTTGTATTTGAGCTTTCGTCATCACCGATTGCGCTGGAATCATCAAAAGGAAGGTAGAAGCCGTTGGTTCCAAATGTTAAACCACTAGCATCTTTAGGAACCCAAACACCATCTATCGTTTCGCCAAAATTACTTGCATCGTAAGCTGTACCGTCAATGAAGTTTACTTCGGCTAGGTAGCCATCTAGGTGACCGTTAACTCTTGGAAATTCTCCAATGTAATGCTGCGCCGCTGTGTTTATTCTAAATTCAAAATTCTGACTTGCGTAACTTTGAGTAGCAGAAAAGTCTGTTATTTGTGAGCCATTTACATAAAATCTTAAACGACTGTCTGAGGCGGTTGTACTATTTTGTGACTGAGTTGTGTCAGCTACAACAACAATATGATACCACGCGGAAACGTCACGAAACAACATACTTGTTGTGAGGTCTGAACCAGAACCATATCTAAAATTCAAGGTGTTGTTGGGTTCAAATTTTAAAACGTCTTCACTTCCATCTCCAGTTCCAACTGCAAGAAGACCCATATAACTACCTAAAGTAGACCGCTTAACCCAACAGCTATAGGTCCAAGTCGTTAGGCTGCCAGCAGACCCCGGTGTTATGTGCAAAAGAGGAGCATCACCATCGTTAAACCGCAACGACTGGTTTATTTTGTAGCTATAGAAATCGCCGCCAGACTCTCCGGCACCCTCTGAACGTAATACTGTCATTTTACGTTAACGCTCCTGAACAAGACATAATAATCAAATTGTTGTTTGCAGAGTTAGAAAGCGTAGCGTTAGCTTGGTCAGCCGTGCAAAAATAACTGAGCATGTATTTTCCCGCTGTAGCAATTGCGGTTAACTGGTCAGCATTTATTAATATAGTAGAATCTACACTTAACGTATGACCACCAGAGTTATCTAAAAATATAGTTCCTGACTGCCCTGCCAAGAAGTTATCAAGTTCTATTTCATCAGTACCGCTTGGTGTGTAATTAAAATGATTACTAACAGCTAAATTCATTTGTCCATTAGTATTAGCTGTAACTGTACCGCTGGCTCTGCCAACCACAGTAATGTCATCACCTACTGCAACATCGCCNGTNACTGTCGCGCTNTCAACATAAGCGTCTTTCCAGCGTACAGAGTTGCTGCCCAAGTCAACATCGCTGTCGGACTGTGGCCCAAAGATATTGTTAGCTAAGTAGACTTGTTCGACGTTAGCAGCATAGAAGTGAATTTCATTTGCAGTTTCAAAGTCAATCTTAGTCTGGTCATCCTCACCAATCTTAATGTCAGTGGCAAGAAGCGACGTTATAGTTGTTTGTGCTGCAGCGATAGCTAAGTCTATTGTATTGTCAGCATCCTGATATGTAGCTGTAATACCAGTCTCTGTATTGCTAGAGAACATGGCACCAGTGGTATCGGAGATGACTTCTGCTAGTGCAGTACCGTTTACAGTTATAGCGTCAGCTTCAAGAGTACCGTCAATGTCAGCGTTGCCACTAATGTCCAATGAACCCGCGTCAAGTTCGCCGCTTAGTGTAAAGTTCCTGACTCCGGTGTAATCCTTGTTAGAGTCAAGTATCATAGCCTTAGATGCTATCGCAGTGCCAACTGCAGTTGATCCCAAATCAAGAGCGTTAAGCTCTCCAACCACCGCAGTGATACCGTCAAGAACATTCAGTTCTGCGGCAGTTGAGGTAATAGCTGTACCACCAATACTAATAGCATCTGCTTCTAACGTACCGTCAAAATCGCCATCTACAGCATCTATATTACCTTTGAATACGGTGGCAGTTACTGTACCTGAACTTGGGTTATAAGTTAGAGTGCCGTCCATCTCCAAACCTACATTACCTGTGCTAGAAGTTGCGCCCTCTACAAAAGCAATTAAGTTCTCTTCGTTTGTACTTTCATTATCCGTAACTAAAACATGGGCAGAATTTGTAGCGTTGGTTACTGTTGTACCTGCTATAACTGTGGCTAGTGCTGTGCCATTGACAGTAATAGCATCGGCTTCGAGTGTTCCATCAATATCCGCATTGCCAGAGATATCTAATGAGCCTGCGTCTAACTCACCGCTTAATGTAAAGTTCCTGACCCCTGTGTAGTCCTTGTTGGAATCAAGTATCATAGCCTTCGATGCTATTGCGGTGCCAACTGCTGTTGAACCTAAATCAAGAGCATTTAGTTCACCTACTACTGCAGTAATGCCATCTAGAACATTAAGTTCTGCCGCAGTTGACGTAATAGTTGTACCACCAATACTAATAGCATCTGCTTCTAACGTACCGTCAAAATCCCCATCTACAGCATCTATGTTACCCTTGAATATGGTAGCAGTAACTGTTCCTGTGCTTGGATTGTAAGCAAAGTTGCCATCCATCTCTAGACCAACATTACCTGTGCTTGATGTAGCTCCTTCTACAAACGTAATTAGGTTCTCTTCATTTGTACTTTCATTGTCAGTAACTAATACATGAGCAGAGTTTGTAGCGTCAGTTACTGTTGTGCCTGCTATAACTGTAGCTAATGCAGTACCGTTTACAGTGATAGCGTCAGCTTCAAGAGTACCATCAATGTCAGCATTGCCTGATACATCTAGCGAACCTGCGTCTAGCTCACCGCTTAATGTAAAGTTCCTGACCCCTGTATAGTCCTTGTTGGAATCAAGTATCATGGCTTTAGATGCTATCGCAGTGCCAACTGCAGTTGATCCCAAGTCAAGAGCGTTAAGCTCTCCAACCACCGCAGTGATGCCATCTAGGGCATTAAGTTCTGCTGCTGTGCTTGTAACACCGTCTAAGATATTTAGTTCCGCTGCTGTAGATGTAACACCATCTAAAATATTTAGTTCTGCTGCAGTAGATGTCACACCATCAAGGATGTTAAGTTCTTCCGGTGTTGAGGTAATAGCTGTATTGCTTGCCGCAGCTAAGACAGGAATTGTACCCGACTGGTTGGGTAAGTTAATTGTACGATCTGCTGTTGGGTCAACTATGGTAAGAGTGGTCTCGTGCGCATCAGCAGTAGCACCTTCAAAAAGAACAGCGTTTTGAGCGTTCATTGTTACTGTATCTACTACAGTAGTAGTGCCACCTACAGATAGATTACCTGTAATACTAAAATTACGTATGCCTGTATAATCTTTGTTTGAATCTAGAATAACAGCTTTAGATGCTATCGCAGTGCCAACTGCAGTTGATCCCAAATCTAGTGCATTAAGTTCTCCAACTACAGCAGTTATACCATCTAAAGCATTTAGTTCCGCTGCAGTGGATGTCACACCATCAAGAATGTTAAGTTCTGCAGTGGTAGCCGTTACACCATCTAGAAGATTTAGTTCCGTAGCTGTTGAAGTTACTGCTACATCTTCATTAATCTTAGGAGATGTTAAAGTCTTGTTTGTTAGTGTGTCTGTAGATACGAGAGAGACAAGGGTTGAGTTTGCTCCTGCCGGAAGCAACAGAGTGTTTGTTACACCCGCACTGTGAGGCTGGGCTATGACTTTCTGACCATGAGAGTTTGACTCACAATTAAATACAATAGCGCCGGAGTTGGTATTACCTCGCACAACCACAGTGCCTGTGCCATTAGGAGCCAAGTCAATTGTAGCGTTGGATGTCGTAACAATATCAAATCCGGCCATATCGAGGTTGCCCCCCAACTGCGGAGAATCATCCTCAACTACGTTAGATAGACCACTAGAAGTAGCTAACCCAGATACAATGGTGCTACGTGTTATCTTCTTTAGCCCGCCGCCTGAAGCATCTATGGCTAAGAAAACATCGCCACTAGCAACGGTAGATATTTCAGATAGGCTACTTACTGCTATAGAATTAAAATTTGTACCATCTGCTACAAGCAGGTTGCCTGCAGTGTTAGTGGCTGCAAATAAACCATCATCAGGAATAGTTAGATTGCCAGTAAGAGTAAAGTTCCTGACCCCTGTATAGTCCTTGTTGGAATCAAGTATCATAGCCTTAGATGCTACCGCAGTGCCAACCGCTGTTGAACCTAGATCAAGAGCATTTAGTTCGCCTACTACTGCAGTAATGCCATCTAGAACATTAAGTTCTGCGGTTGTTGATGTTACACCGTCTAAGATATTTAGTTCTGTTGCAGTAGATGTTACACCATCTAAAATATTTAGTTCTGCTGCAGTCGCAGTAATTGCCGTACTAGCAATCGAAAGTGCGTCAGTCTCAAGAGTACCGTCGATGTCAACGTTGCCACTGATGTCTAGGCTACTAGCCTCAATCTCACCACTAGCCTTGAATATTACGTTGTCACCACCAGCCACTTCAAAGATAATCTGGTCGTCTGTGCTAAACTTAATCAGGTTGTCATCGTCCCTGCCAATAGCAAGACTTGTGTTCTTTACAGACTCAATCGTTGTTTGTGCTGTACCCAGAGTAAAGTCGATTGTGTTATCAGCATCTTGGTAAGCAACAGCAATGCCTGTTTCCGTATTGGAACTAACCATAGCACCGACAGTGTCAGAAATGACTTCAGACAAATCAATGTTGGCACTACCGTCAAATGATACACCATGAATTGTTCGGGCTGTTTCTAAGGCTGTTGCTGTAGCAGCGTTGCCTGTAGTGTCTTGGTTTAGTGTACCAATAACAAAGTCTAGCGTATTGTCGGCATCGTCATACGTAACAGTAATGCCTGTTTCCGTATTGGAAGTTACCATTGCCCCGACAGTATCAGAGATTGTTTCGGCTAGTGTTACACCGGCAATTGTAATAGCATCTGCTTCTAGGGTGCCGTCGATGTCAGCATCACCAGAGATGTCTAGGCTAACTGCATCTAGTTCACCAGCTACAGTCACCACACCGCTTGCTACCGTAATCAGGTCTGTGTCGTCTGTGTGACCAATAGTTGAGCCGTTGATAACAACGTCGTCAATATCTAGTGAGCCACCTGTGATGAGGCCCGTTGTTGTAATGGTCGATGAGCCAGTATCAATCGTACCAAAGCCAGATGTAATAGAACCAGAGTTGAGCGCGCCTACTGTAGTCGCAGCAGTAGTGACAAGGTTTGGCATAGCCGTAATCTCGTCATCAAAATAAGCAGCTAAGTCTGTGACCGCTACCTGTACCATAGTTCCGTTATCGTTAAGTACAACACGGTCTGCATCCGCTACAGTAGTGCTAGTAGCAGAGGTTCCCCCGTCGATAATATTTAGTTCGGCTGTGGTAGATGTTACACCATCAAGGATATTTAGTTCGGCTGTGGTAGATGTCACACCATCTAAAATATTTAATTCTGCTGCTGTAGATGTCACACCATCTAAGATATTCAGTTCTGCTGCAGTAGATGTCACACCATCCATGATGTTAAGTTCTGCTGCAGTTGCAGTAATTGCTGTGCCGTTAAAGTTAATGGCATCTAGATACGCAACGCCATCAATGTATATGTCTTTCCACTCTTTAGAAGCGCTGCCTAGATCATACGTGCCATCGTCATCAGGAATAATGTTTGAATCTATCTCGCCGCCAAACACAATGTTGTCAGTATTTGCATCACCAAGAGTTACTGTACCGCCGTTAAACGTAGTGGTGCCTGTTACTGTGAGGTTGCCACCAACTCCAAAGTTACCTGCTACATAGTTCTGACCTTCAACAACATTGGTGCCATCACAGTATACATACCCAGTGCTACCAGAAGTAATAGCGATACCAGATCGGAAGAGC